CTCGTTATCGTATTGGCTGATCGTGTTTAGCCACTTCTGAACACCCGTCAATGCTTCCATTTCAATATCTCGCAAAAATTACGTCACGGTTGACCCGTCCGACAATCTCATAGTCCCAACTGGCAAGCAATTCGATTGTGTCCTCGTCGCTGTATCCGTATCGAGTGCCTAAGCCCTTTAGCTCAAGCGTAATTACCGGATAAGTCTTTTTAATGGTTTGTTCAGCACCTAGCAATGCTAAATGCTCATAGCCTTCAATGTCCAACTGGATGAAATCGCAGTCATGGACTTCAAAGAAATCAATTGGTATGACTCGCACATCGTTACCCGCTTTTAGCTGATGCGCCCCTATGTTGTCAGGGTACACATGGTCAACAGACGCTGTGCCTTCTTTGTCCCCAAATGCGGCTTGGGCGAAATCAATGTTTTTGATGTCAGCAACATTTAATACCAATGCTTGAAAATTAGCTGTATCAGGCTCGACTGTGATGACACGCTCAAATTGCTCTGCCATCGTTGCGGGATACACGCCAACATTGCCGCCTGCCTGAATAACAGTGCGAAACTTGGTCATAAAAGCGTAGCTTGCCTTTAAATCCGGCAATTCAGACAATATCGCTGGCAAACAACACTCATCAATGTCTGGAACGTGCCACCCGTTAACCAATTTCATACGGTATCCTTGTCTGTTCCCACGGTCTAGGTTTGCCGTGGAATATCACCACTTTGGCATTGTCTAACCCTTTGGGTAGCACATCAGCCTTAAAGCTCACAATCCCATCACAAATATCTTGCCAGTACGTTACTTTGTCTTTCATGTGGTGTTCAATATAACTTTGATCGCCACCCGCTGCGTACATCTGTAATTCTGCAAACTTGTCGTACAAATTGACAGGCTTTGACCAGTACATCATGCTACTTTGCATCGCTTTCGGGTTGTATTGACCCCGATAAACATCACGCATAATCACAAAATCGTGCTGCTTTGCCGCTTCAATCATTTCTGTGCAGTCACCAGTCAGCACCGTATCGAGATCAAAATACAACGCACTCGGTAGCCTAAACAACTCCATCTTTGCCCACCAACCAACCCAATCATGCAGCAAAAAGATGGTTTTGCACTCTAGCTCAACATCTGACAAACACACAAACTCATGCGGTGGCAGATACTTAGCACACATCTTTTGCAGCGCATAAACGTGTTCAGGCTTAAAATCCCCACCCGAACGCAATACGCTTGCTACGATCATGCGCTAAATATGCCAATGGCTAAGACTTCCACGCCTGCGCCTGTCGTGATTTTCCACGAGCCATTGCGAGAGATAGCGTTGACTTCAATGTTGTAGACGTTAACGCCTGTACCTGCTGATACTGGCAATAACGTATGAGAAGTCGCACCATCTAGCAAAATTACGTTACCTGTTGCAGCTGTGGACACGGTGCAAATCAATCTATGCAAATAATCGCCTGCCGCACCTGTGCCACCTAAAACGTGTGCTGTTTGACTTGCTGCAACGTGTTCGTATTGATACTCGTAAGGGTGCTGTATACCGCTCATAATCTTCTACTCCGTGGTGTTGTGTGGGTTGCCCACATATCGTTCAATGTAACTGTGTTCTCTGGCCCAACCATTAGCGGCTTGACAACATCTGGTGGCTTAACCTTTGGCTCTAGCCTCCATGCAATCGCTAACATTCTAAAAGCATCTGCTGGGTGGCTTGTCCAATCGTGCCGTGGTGTTTGCCTAAACGCTTTCTTGTCCTCGTCATACTCCCGCTGATATTGCCTTAGTGCCTCTAAACCATCGTGTGTCCGTTCGCTATCAAACCAACACATCGGCAGCATTTGACGCACCGCCTGAATTCCATCTTGCACCGACAAGTCAGGCACGATAGCCATGTTGTTGATGCCTAGATACTCACTCAATTGCTCAATAACTGACTTACCCGCTGCTGCTAGTGTTTTAGCCCTTGCATCGTGCGGTAGGTAATGTTTTGCGTATTTATACGGCTTTTCTGTCACTATTTTAGCGATTTCTGCGACATTTGCACCACTTATTGCAAAATAATCAATGATGTGGATTTCGTTACGCACGACCTGATACCACCAAATAGCCGTATCGTCCCTGTATCCTAAGTCCCAAGCTGTGTAGGTAGGTAGGTGCGGATCGTAGTCAACTCTGCAAACCTGTCCCGCATCTGTAACTTTGCGTAAGTCCTCGCCGTAGAACGCACCAAGGATAGCCGCCTCGAACGAACACTCGTATTCTTGTAGGAATTGGTCATCGCTAATCTGTGCCGCAGCCGCTTGTAGCTCTGTGTCAGGCAGCAATCCAGACTCACTAGCCTTTAGGACAAGATGAAACCACTCGCTAGGTGTTTTCTGGGCTGTTTCAAATATTTGCCAAAACTGGTTCTTTCCCTTTGGCGTACCTGCGAACACTGCCCAACCTTGCTTGTCTGACAATGTAGGACGAATGACGTTACCCCAGACGCTAGGTCTAAAGTCACCATACTCGTCCATAAACACACCATCAAAGCCCAAGCCTCGCATTGCATCAGCGTTGTCAGCACCAAACAAGCGTATCTTGCCGCCAGTTACTAGCTCAATGGTCAATTCAGCCTCATTGCTTGACGCGAGGACTGGTCTAGCAAAGTGTTTAAGGTAGTCCCACGCCACGGACTTAGCTTGGCTGCGAAACGGAGCAATGTAAGCAAATAGGGGATTTGGGCTTTTGCACATCAAAGCAGCCCTGATAATGTCGTTGATTGCTGCGACAGTCTTTCCTGCTCGACGGTGTGCGACTAAGCAAGCCCAACGCTCTGTGCGGTTGTGAAACGGCTTAAACGCCCCCCGTGGACTGTAAGGTAGCGTTACTTCCCGTCTTGCCACTTGACCACCATCTCAATCGGGCCATTGTCAGCCCCAACGTGTTCTTGTCTCGCTAATTTGGGAACGTGGTACTCAGCGACAGCCATAAAACAATCAAACGCTGTCTTTGGCCCGTATCGCTCGTCCATAGCGACCTGCTCAAGCCATGTTTGCAAAAGGTGGGCATTACCATCAACGAACGCTGCAATCGCCTCACGAGCCTTCGTAGTGCTTTTGTTAGGCACTCCCTTGGGTCTGCCTGCACCTTTAATATTTGTTAATTGTTTTTTAGCTTGCGTCATTAACTTATCCAATTGTGATAGTTTAAGTCTATGAGATAGTTTAGCTCATTTATTGCGTTTGCTAATGTTCTTAGCTTTTGACTTTGCATCTTCTTTGCTTGATGCGCCCCATGCTTTTAATGCTAAGGCTAACCTAGTGGGCTTTCCGTCTTTTTCCATTGGCCCTGGCATATTACCCATTCTTGCGAGGAAACTGGCTCGTCTTGGGTTGTCACCTGATTTAACTGGTGGCTTGAGGTTCATGCCTTCAGCTTTAGCACTCGCTCTACCCTTGGCATTTAGACCGCCTTCAGGGTTTTTGCCCTCTTTGCGAGTCCACGCCGCTGTCATTTCTTTGCGTCTTTAGCTGTCTTGGCTGATTCTTTGAAATCTTTAGCCGTAGGTGCGCCTGGTGAGCCGGGCTTTCGCATCGTCTCGCCTGATCCCGCCTTGATTCGTTCTTGCTTTGCTAAGATATTTGCGTATAGTCCAGCTTTCATTTGAAGGCCTTTAACTTGTATAAGGTTGAGTCAATCAGGTCTGCAATCTCGTCCACAATGTTCTGTAACTCTGAGTCTTTGGGCAGCTCGTCCCGAATGTCTTTGACGAACGCTTTAACAGATGTGATGTATTTGACTGGATCGGTGGCTAAATGGAAATCTTTGGGGTAACTCTTAATGATTGAGTGTGCCCCTTGATAAGCCTCTGCCCACTTATCGACTAAATCAATTATCGTGTCATAGTATTCACCCAGCGCAACGTGTTTAGCATAGCTGTCTGTTTGCAGGTGCATAAAGTGTGCATTTGTCCCGCTATGGAACAAGGTAGACACGAAAACGGCAGGATAATCCATAGTAGCCTCGATTTTCTTTATTATAAATCAAACCTTTAAGAGCGCAAGAGCTTCGTCAATAGTTTCTATACGGGCAATGATGCCGCCTGTCCACAATTCATTAAACTGTAATTGTTGGGGCGTAAATTTTGCTTTACTGTCTTTTTTTACTTCTATAAGATAGGTCTTACTGTTAAAACCTACCAACAGATCAGGGCAACCTTTGCCTACGCCAGACAAATCCACGACAACTGCACCAAATGTTCGTAGTGCGTGGACGATATTTTTTTGATTGCAGTCAACTCGCTTCGCTCTCATAAGGCAAACCTATGTCCTATTACATTACCGACGATGAGTTTATCAAAGTTTGGAACGAGTTAGGATCACCAATTAAAGTTTCAGAACATCTCAAATTAAGTCTACGCAATACTTACAATCGGCGCAGGACAATTGAATTTAAGCACAGGATTGAATTGCCAACTAGTAATCCGCAAGGCAATGGGGGGCTTACCCATTCAACTGTAAAGAAAATACACCAAACACCGGGACACGTAAGGCGTGGCATTACACTTGAGAAGGGCGTAGTAATCGTATTCTCAGACGCACACTTCTGGCCTGATGATACAACCACCGCATTTCGTGCGTTGATTCACTTTATTAAAGAACTCAAACCAAAAGTCATTGTCAACAACGGGGATGCCTTTGACGGAGGCGCAATTAGCCGCTTCCCTCGCATTGGCTGGGATTCTAAACCCACGGTCAAGCAAGAACTTGAAGCCTGTCAATTCTATCTAGGTGAAATTGAGGACATTGCAAAATGTCCCTTAATCTGGACGCTTGGCAACCACGATGCACGGTTCGAAACGATCCTCGCCAACAGCTCTTCACAGTTTGAAGGCGTCAAAGGGTTTACCCTTAAAGATCATTTCCCACGCTGGCAGCCTTGTTGGTCATATTGGGTCAACGAGGATACGGTTATCAAGCACCGCTACAAGGGTGGACGCACGGCAGGCTATGCCAATGCCTTGAATTCTGGTGTAAACATTATTACAGGCCACACCCATGTCTTAGCAGTTCAACCCATTACCAATTACAACGGCACAATTTGGGGTGTGCAGACAGGCACTCTTGCCGAACCTAACAATATGCAGTTTGCTGACTATACCGAGGACAACCCTAAAGATTGGCGTAGCGGCTTTGCCGTGCTGACCTTTGATCGTGGGCAGTTGCTTATGCCAGAACTTGTACAAGTCTTTGGCGAAGATGAAGTCGTATTCCGTGGAAAAATTATTAAGGTGTAACGATGAAATTGACTGCTGGCAGGTTACAAGCAATTTACTTGATGTTAGCTAAACTCAAGCCCTTTTGCGCTTGGAAAATGCCGCCGCCAGAAGAAATACTGTTTCAAGTCACAAACGAACTGGATGCAATGGGTACTTATGTCTACGATGATTTACAAGAAAAACACATTGTAACCATCTCTAAAGCCAAAAACGCCCATCTTGAAACCGTCATCCGAACAATGGCGCATGAGATGATCCACATGAAACGAGGCAAAACTAAGGGTTGGAACAAACACGATCAAGTGTTTAGGAATTACGCTCGCCGTATTGCTATTGAGCTTGGTTTTGACCCGTTAGAGTTATAGTTTGGCTCAATAAATCTTCTTCAGTCACGCCGTAATGCTTGGCAAATGCTTTGCGACCCATGCCGTGAACGCCCGTGTTGCCTCTGTGGTGTTCTGGGCAAAGTCCTATAACTGGTGCTAAATCCCTGCGCCCTGCGTGGCGTATATGGTGAATCTCGCACGGTGTTTCGCCATATTCAAGATGCCGACACAAAGAACACCCTAGCTGGGCTATTTTGTCGTACAGCTTTTTTTTATTCAAGGCAAGCTGCGAACAAAATCAAGCACCATACAAACAACAAACAGTATCCACCAGCCATAACCCGCCTCTAAATGCGCCAACACAAAAGCCGTTAACAGGTAAATCATTTTGCCGCCATCAAATAAAGACCAATGTTGCTAAACGCATAGCCGCCGTAAATGACAAGCATAGCCATATTGCCCTTAAAGCCCTGCTCCACAGCTATGTAGCCGTAGATTAAGCCAGTCACAACAATGAGCCAACTACTCATCGTCAAAGTCTAACTGCTCTTGGTTAAAATCAAATATATCTGGGTCAAACCCGTTTGCTTTAAGAAAGTTTTTAAACACCTCAAAAATTGCTGACAAACCTTCTGCATCAGTTGTCACGCAAATTTGAGTGCCATCGTCTTGCTCTGAAATAAAATTAAGTTTCATGTCAATCCTTTGAGTGAACTTCGATTAGTTTACTTAAGTAATGTTGCGCTTTCTTTAAATCTTCTACGCCACCTTTGTTTTTGTACCTAGTTACATATTTAATTACATTTCCTTCTAAATACCCTATTTGATTAGCAATGATGTAGTCCCAAGGTTCTATTGCAATTTGGTAATGTGTGCCGCCAACTTGGGTGTCCTTTTTTCTCATTTGGTCAACTTCTCAATCTGTCGGTTACTAGCTTGTTCCGTGCGCCAGGCCTCAAACCTCATCTTTGCCGATTCAAGCCGCCATTTCAGCGTTTCAGCCGCTTCCGTAGCTTCGCCTATGGCTTTGCATAGGTTTTGATATTCATCGCTTGCGTAGGCTTCTCGCTCTTGCGCCCCAATTGCTAATTCTCCTGATTGCTTCATCATAATTGACTTTAAGCTAGATTTATAGGTTTCTAGCTCTGCAACCCGTCCTTTTGCTTGTCCGTACAGCGGTGCTGTTGTGTAAATGTAATCAATTGCATCGTGTTGGTCTTTCACACGGCCTCCGCTACTTTCTGGGCAATCCTAGCCCTAAACTGTCCCATGTCCTCGCCTGGTCTTGGTGTCATCGCCAACTCCCTCGCTTTGTCCATCGTCATTTGCTCTGTCGAATACCAAGGCAACGCAGGTTTTTTAGGTTGTTTAGGCTGCATATCCAGTTCGTCGTAATACCGTCCTTGGTTAAGCCAAGTCGACGGATGCGGAATGTAATCTGTTGCTGTCTCTTTTAGCTTCCAATACTCACAATGCGTCTCTAATGCGTCCAATGCTAATTCCTGCTCATCCATCGGGAGCTTGGCAAAAGATTGCATAGCGGTCTTTTTAGCGACTTTGCGAGGGTATTTGACCCAGAACTCATCAAAGCTCATGTGTTGTACCTTTTTAAAGTTTCTTGGATAAATTTTGCAAAAGTTATAGCGCATTTCATGTCAAAAGTTCCATCATCAACACACTCACAAGTGTGTCCAATGATTTCATCCTCTGTTAAATCAATCCACTTCCGCTGTCCAATATATGATTGTGTGTCATCGTCATCATTTTTCATGTGCGCTCCTCAATGTTGTAAAACCAATCGTCACCAGCTGACCATTTGCGTGATCCATCCACTGTCCAAATGTGGCGTGATGCTTGAAAGTCAGGAAATTTTGTCTCAGCAGGGATAAGCGACTGGTCATACCACAAGCAACGGTTATTAGGTTGGCAAGCAAATTGCCCATTGTCCAAGCGTATCCAGTTAAACGATTTATGTTCTTCAGCTTGCTCTGTAAATCCGGTGTCAACCTCTAGCCCGTCAGCGCAAAAGTCTACGGTAAACAAGTATGTGCCAAAGTGCCATTGCTTGTCTTTACCTAAAAACTTAACCCCAAGGTTACGCAA